TTAGTGATTTCTCTTCTTGGCACTTTGAGCATTTCTTTGTTGATTCAGTCATTATGCATACACCAACTCTCTTGGACCGTATTCCATCAAATATTCTCCAACGGTTGTGATGCCTTTATATTCGTTACAGTCTGAGCAAAATTGTGTTGTGCTGTAGTCCATCTTATCCGCAATGATGGTCTCACAAAAAACACAAATGACAGCATTCATATTTTCCATATTCATATTCTCATTTCTCCTTGGTTGTAGTTACAGTCTCTCAACTGCATAGTATAAGTATAACAGATGTTTCGTTACTATGTCAAATAAAGACCTTAATTTAGTGGTCCTGACCAGTCAGACTTTAAGGTATACCAACCAGCATCCCATAAGTCTAATAATCTCTTAAAATATGCGTCATAGTGATATTTAATAACATCAGTAGAGTATTTGTTATATGTGTCTAAGGCTATTGCTTCTGGATTAAGGCTCTTTACAAGTCCCGTCGCTTCTACGAACTGGGCTAAGGTATTGCATCTAAAGCCGTTAAATCCATTTCTAATGGTCTCAGTAAATATCCCTAAATCTGTGGAAATAACAGGTGTTCCTGTAGCCATTGACTGGATGTGAACATTGCAGAAAGGCTCCTGATAAATTGTAGGAGTAAATGTAGCAATGGCTCCTCCAAAGAGGGCTGCTCTATCTTCTGCCTTAACCTCACCTATGTAAGTACCGTATGAAGGAATATAGTCTCCAGAACCAGCCATGATTAACTTAACACCTGCTGCTTCACATGCCTGACTTGCAATATCTACGCCCTTGCGTTTTGTCATGCGTCCCATGTACAGATAGTAATCTTTATTTTCTGTCTGGAGTGGAAATTCTTCTGCCTTGTAGTAACCATTGATTACCTGATCATAAAAATTTATATCTATCTCTGCTGCATTACGATGCTGAGCATAAACTGCTGATCTCCATGTGTTGGATTCAAATACTTTGTAATTACTAAACACACCTGAGTATCCTATCCCGTACTCTACAGCCATATGTTGAGGGAAGGCTTTTGCAATAGGCTCTTGTGCTCTTCCTCCAATTAAACAAATAAAATCCTTCTGCTCAATGTGTCTTGCTATTGTTTGGATTGCATTACGGTTAAAGATTTGCCAATGTGGAAGGGTATTATCAAATGATGCTGATGTGTAGTGCTTATCTCCAACTGCTTCTAATCTATCTTCTTCTGGTAGGCATTGTATATAGTCAGTCACATTTGCATCTGTACCTGGCCCAGAACCATATAGATAGACCTCATGCCCTAAACTATGCATCATGTTACAAAACTCTAAGGTCTTCTCGCTGTACGCACAAGAACTGAACGATTTTCTTACTTGTGTATGAGGCAACGCTACAATGTGAAATCGCATTATTTAATCCCATCTATATAGTCACGAACTATAAAACTGTCATTTATTTTAGGAAAGTCTAATAGATCAGAGTGATCAATCTTTCTTCCAATTCTTTCTTCACAACAAGGCATACATAGCATCTTATCGTCACCAAGAGTAAGACCTGTCAGTGCCCAAACATCATGCTCAAGGATGTAGTAATGACCATTCTTGTCAGTATCTACTCCACAGTCAATGCAAATAAATGTAGCCATTTCTTCTGGTGTCAATTCAAAGTCTTCTTCTGTTATCAATTTATTCCTGACCCCTTCAAAACCTGCATAGTATCATTATACTCTTTGCATCCAACTACATGTATATATTTGTAATCTGGAGATATGACGCTATCAAACTCTTTCTCCCATGGATAACTATAGTTACCAAAATGAATAATCTGAATTAGGGATACATTTGGCTTAGAATAGATTAGATTACAGATATTGGTTCCTGGACTTCCCGCAACTTTTTCAGCATTGTAGAAGTATGAGATCTGCTCAAACAAAGACATTCCTGACAAAGACAAAATTGTGTAGCCTTCCTCATGGAAGTAGTCCTCTAATGCTTTTAGAAACTCATCGCTTTCATATCTATCTAAGAAATCTTCCTGCCTTTTATTTTCTTCTATTGCAGAGTTAGCATCTCTTCTTGTAACAAATATCTTCTTTGGCTTTGAGTCATCTTCAATCATATACTTAGTAAAAAACTTTCTTAACTCTTGATTGCCTTCTGGAAAATGGTAGTAACCTGTGTTACCAAAAATGTAGTGCTTTATAAAATCTGGAACATATAAGAATCGTGGACCTACACCAAAAGTGATTAACTCATCAACAATTAGTTTGCCTTTGTATAAATCTTCATGACTCATGCTGTGCATTCCAAATTGAGAAAGCAATTCTTTCATCTCAGAGTTAACGAGTTTCATGTTTTGACCAGTTGGAGAATCCATTGGCTGATCTATCCATAATATCTTTATTGAGTCATCAATGTTATTTTTGTAATATAAAAATGGAGCAAGCATTTCTTTTATAAAGTGATGATAATGATATCCATTTGGCATAAGAAACCATTTGCCTTTTAAATGAGTTTGATCATCGCCATGATAGAAATAGAAGTCTTTAAAAGAATAAATTGGAGAGCCAGATGTAGATATATACGACATAGAACTGTAATTAGGGTATTCTTCTCCAGCCTTTACTAATGGAAACTGACTCATTAGAATTCCTCCAATTTTAAATCTATCTTACATCCTGCACAAATACCAGACTTAGGAGATTCATCCTTAAGATGCTCTCTCCAAGGTGTGTACTTCTCATTTCTATAGATTTCCCAAATAGGAGCATCATTGATATGAGCCATAACGCCATTCTTGTGTTCAGGAACATCTGATCTTGTGTTACAGCAGACCATTACAGTGCCATTGTAATCTATGTACATGTTGTTAAATACTTGCATACAAGGCTTTGTTCTTATGTACTCTTCGTTAAATCCCGCAACTTTTTCAGTTCTGGCTGTTCCTTCTACGGCAAAGTTTCTTGCTCTTAGATGGACAATTATGCCTTCTGTGACAAGTTCATATTCAATTCTTTGATTCTCTACATCAGAGATAACCTTGTACTCAACACCAAGAGCCTTAATCTTCTGCTGCATACGCTTCTTCATCTTGGCATGGTTGTATAACTCATTATTTGCAAGGTACTGTTGAATAAACAACTCATTAAGCCCTGAGTCTCTAAGGTCATAGATATAGTCAAGGGTAACATAGTCACCGTTTGTGTTAGTTCTTAACTTAGCCTTTGGCAGTCTTTCCCTTGCTTGAGATATACGCTTCAGGATTATTTCTTTATGAGCAAGTGGCTCATTGTATCTACTGTAGGTAATTTCTTTATCGTAATCTATTTCTGCTAATTGATTAATTATTGACAGGTACATTTCTTCTGGCATCTCTTTGTTGTGAGACTTTCTATCAATAGATGAGTTAGGACAAAACCAACACTTCCTGTTGCAATAGGAAAATGTTTCTATCTCAATAAGTTTTAGTTGTCCTTTGAACCAATCTTTAAGATCCATCATTTTGGAGGATTTACTCTTTTCTGATGATCAGGATATTGAGTTCCATCTGTGTGATTGCCGTTAAAATATCTTCTTCCAGACATATGAGGCTTTGGAATATCAACTGTTGTTCTTTCAACGCTAAGAGCATCAGATTCATTAATGTCGTTCTGGACTATCTCAGGAGCAAATACATCTGTTGCTGGAACTACCTTAAAGTTTTCTACAAAATTACGAGGGACTGGAATAAATGCTCCAAGTGCATCACCTTTGCGAACTTCTATCTTTAGATTAGGAACAGTTACCTTTAGGTTAAAAGTAAAGTCTCTTCTAATCTGGTCTGTCTCAATAACACCAGTCATGGCTACGCATCCTGGAATAAACATATTAGGTGGCTGAATAGTCATTAGATTAATTCCTGGAGGAGTCTTTAAAGCAAATCTATTTTGAATGGTTACAATACCACTTCCAAATCCTGCCTTGATAGTTTGCTTATCTTCATTTGAGTTATCTATCATGGTTATCTTTGGATTTATTACTCCACCTTCCCAAAATATATCAAAATCAATAAGCGACTTTATTACAAAGCCATACTGATTTCCTATGTTGATTGGTAGGCAATAGTAGAAATGAGAAGTGAACCAATCTCTTTTTGTTTCTCCTGCCAAAGGAAGAATTACTTCTTGGTAGTATCCATTTTCTGGAATGCCTAAATTGTGTGGAACTACAAGGATATGGTTATCTGGAACCTCAAAACCAGGTTCGTTCATGTATGTCATTATTTACAGCATCCACCCTTAGAGTCGCATTCATCAATCATGTCTTGAATTAATAATGTTAATTTATCAAGAAGTATTTCTAAACTTACCTGCACATCTTTAATTTGCTCAGCAGGGTACTTCTGGTAACTCTGGTTGTTCATAATCTGGCCTCCCATTGAATTCCTCCATCGCTTGCTCTCGTATTGCTTCTTTCAATGCCAAAATCCACTGATTAGCCATTTCTAATTGCTCTTGATCTTCTGATTGAAGAATAATGTCTCCATTGTAAAAAAACCATTTGTTATCCATTGCGTCCCCTAATCTTTCTCATATCCCTAATTGTACCAAAAAGTTTCATAACTGTGGTTTTTTCTTTTGGCTTTGAGTAGTGCATTTCATACATTGCTCTCCAAAAGTATCTTCTTGGTCCATTAGGCATTTTTTATAATCCTTGGTGCTTTGCTGATATTTGTTCTTTTATTTCTAACTTCCGCCAAAGTTGTGCCTATGTTAGGTAGGTCTTTGCCTGGGTTACGCTTTTCATAAAGCAGAATATATCTATTCAAATATTCATCAATCAACTGTAGTACTTGTTCGTCATCCATAGTGTTTAGAAGTTCTGGATTATTGTTTTTCCAAAATCTACTTACTATTCCTGGTTCTTTCATTTATCCTCCTGTTTTGTTTTCTTTTTTAATGTTTATTGCAGGAAAGGCCCTAACCTTGTGTCCTTTAATAAAACGGTTATTTATAAATATATATAAGGTTAACAATATATATACCATTCTACTAACTGTCAATGTTTTATTGACCTGCTGGGTTCACTAAATACATTGCTGTATTTAACACACAACACCTTGATCCTCGCAGTGACACGACCAAGAGTGGTTAGGTCATCCTTAATTGTGCGGATGAATTCATAATTTTTTCTAATATGGGCGAAGGGATGAACGCCTTTGGGTAACGAAACCTTCTTGCGTATAAAACTATGTGTGCTCATTTTATACTTATGCCCATATTTATCTATTCAGTTGTATGGTAGTTTTTTTAAAGAGTAACTTTCCAAAAAACCTCTTGGTACTATTGTAGCAGATGAGTTTTTCTAATGCAAACTTTAGACAACAAAAAACCCCAAGACGAGAAATGAGAGTAACCAGTCTTGGGGCTGTCAGGAGGTGTTCTGACACTTTTGTTGATAAGTTAGGAGGTAATCAACTACAATTAGTATAACATAGGTCTTTAAAGACTGTCAAATAACATATACTTTCATTGTTTTTCCTTCAGCCATTACTTGCTCTATTTCAATGATTTCATCTTCTTTGATTTCTTCCGTCATTTTTTCAGTACCATCCTTTATTTTGGAAATGCTTCCAGGCGTTGCATGGTGTGACATGTCTTCTGGAAATATATGAGAGCGTAGCCAATAATTGTGCTACTGCTGCATTGGATTTTTTCATGCCTAAACTACTATATGTTGAGTCAAGCATTTGGCCTATTCCACTGGCTGTAGATGTAGGATTCTGTGCTTTAGAATTCCAAGCGGATTCCTTGCCTATTAATTTGGCTAAGCACGAATATTCATTTTTTGTTAGTAGTTCTTTGGCTACCTGCTTTGCAGATACCTGCATCAAAGGTGGCCTTTCTTTATAAACTACTGGAACTGCTGGTTGTGGAGTCATTAATTGTAATATTAAAACAGTTATTACTACAATCAAAGCCCCAATTGATGTATTTTTGCTTATAATTAGATTGCTCCTTTTTAAGCCCCAATGAGCCCCTTTGAGACATTCCGTAGAATGGCCCAAAACTAAGTATATATTACTTCTGAGTACTTTGCAAAGTTAGGACTTCAATGCTATACTTTAAAAACGCTGTTTGAACCGTTTAAACAGCCTACTAAGGAGGTAATAACATGGAAGACAAGCCATATGACTTAAGAGATTGTGGAATATGCTCTAATGAATTTAAAGCACCAAGATGGTCCAGTGGAAAATCATCCACCAGAAGATACTGTGATGAGTGCTTATCTAAAAAATTTGCAACAAATAAAAGAGAAGAAGACCATTATGTTGATAAACATGGGTATGCACAAATTAGAATTAATGGTAAATTAATGGCTGAGCATAGATATGTCATGGAACAAAAACTTGGAAGACCATTAAAAGAGGCTGAATCAGTCCATCATATTAATGGGATCAGGCATGATAATAATCCTGATAATCTTGAATTATGGGTAGGCCCAATCAGATATGGACAAAGGGCTGCTGATATTAAATGTCATCATTGTGGTGAATCTTATAAAATTGATTAAAGGATTGCCTCTCAGTACCCTCTAATTCCTGCGAGGATTGATTTTAAGGCCTGTTTCTATCCTTCCAGGTCATTTACTTTAGAGATGGCCCCAGATTGCTCCAGGGCCACCCTTTAAGACCTGAATCGCTCAAATATCCCTTTAGGTGTGTGTAGCGTTGTGATCTTAAGTATTAATTTTACCAGTTATTTGGAATTTCGTCCAAACTCTTTTTCATTAGGCTGCAAAGCCTTTGCTAAAGGTCCTAATAGACCTGCTAAAAATGCATTTGCTAACACCTTTGGATCTGTGATTCCAGAAATATATAGAGCCACAACTGATGCCATAGATGCTCTTGCCCATGATTGAGCCATTGCAATTGCCTTTTCCTTATTTGATTTTACTATTTTTGCCTTAGCCATTAGTACTCCTTTTATAGTCCTAATTTATTTATTCTTGCTTTTACTTCATCAAGTGTTTCAGTAATTTCAAAGTGCATTTCATCTTTCCTGCCTTTGTAATTTCCGCCCCACTTAATACCGTACTTTTCACATAATTCGTTTATTTTCTTTACCTGCACTTTTGTGAAGGTTCCTTCTTTGCCTAATGGATGCTTGGTTGCATTTAAATCAAGGGCAGTACCTGAAGAGTGATTACTCAAAACAGAATCACTACCTCTCACATCTCTATAGGCGTATGACCAATCATCAAACACTCCACCCTCAATGCGTTCTACTTGAGCGTTAAATTCACCTGCAAATGCTGCTAAGATCTTTCCTGCTTGTTTCTGGCATCTTATTTTAGTCTCAGTGCCTGGAATAATGAACATCTTTATACCAATTTCAGCCTGATCTTTTGATGCAGGCCATCCATTTTGAGATTTTTGCATTACTCTGCTTTCTTCCTTGTTCTCTTTGGCTTATCTGATTCAATTAGAATCATCATTATTTGATCTATTCTTTCCTCAAGTCTGGTAACTTGGTCCTTAAGACTTTTCCCAGAATTTGGGACCAGTTCGCTTAGATAGTGCTTGACTAACCATCTAACTGCTCCTACGAATGCTACTGCTATTGAGATTGCAGATACAATAAAGCCTGCCCACTGCTCTATGCTCATATGTTACTCCTTATGCCAGTTCTGGCCTTGATATTTATTAGAGGTCCAAAACGAGGCAATCGTATAACGAATTTCACCTTCTATCTTGGTTACTCCATGCAGGTGGTCTGGATCTCCTGGATGTATTGCAAGTTTTCCAGCCTGTGGAGTAATGCTTATGTTATAGTTTGGGTAGTATGTTTGACCACCTTCGTAATTATCGTTTAGATAAATAATTGATCCAAACGCTCTGTGCTCAAGTCCTTTGATATCTGTGTTAGTCATATCGTCTGCATGTGGTGGTTGTTCCATTCCTGGGAACCATCTTACAATTTGCAGGGTATCAGAGTATATTTCAGGAAATGCATAGTTATTCCTAATAACATTGCTACATCTAATATTGGCATCTAACATTATTTCTGCCGCTTTTTTATCGTATTCTTTCATATTAAAGTAATTAAGGATACGATTATTCCAAAATTCATGCCCACCGTTTTCCCATAAATCTGAAGCAATTGCAGCATCAATAAGGTATTGGCAGTCTTCTTTAGAAATAAAGTTTTCTTTAGTGATAGCGTCAAACATCTTAGTTCCTGATTGCTAAATTGATGCAAGCACGAGGAGCCTTAAATGTCTCAATTTCATGCACTAACAACTTAGGAATAAACAAGAAATCGCCTTCTTTAACATGATATTCATTCTCAAGGTTATCGCCTGTTCGCCAAATCATCTCACCCTTGACTACCCATTGAAACTGATCAACAAGGTCATGATGCTTATTTCCAACAACACCCTTGTTCTTCATAAAGGTTACAAGGCCAAAGTTATTTGTGTAGATTTCCTTATCATAAATAGATAGACCAAACTCAGTAACTGGCTTTAGTTCTGGGATTATCTCCATATATGGATCATCTAAATCATTTAGTTGAAATGCAAGTCTTGACCAGAATCTGCATTTTAGATCAAAACTTAGATATTCTTCATCCAAGTTCTTTGTGTCTAAATAAGATCTGTCTGGAAACTTCTCTTTATCTATTTCTACATATGTTGCAATAACATTCAAAATAGTGTCCCAAGAAGGTAATTCTGGGAATGGGTTATGAAAAATATGTATTCTATTCTCAGCCCTTGCTTGTTCAATCAATGATAAATCAATTGGTGAGTTATTCATTTATACCCCTTCAGGTTAGTTGTTTATGCCATCCATTGTACAATTACATACCTAAGTCCATCTGTAACTGGATGAACTTGGTGGTTATATACAAAGTTAGATGGAAATAAAAGAAGTTGATTCTTTTGTGCTTTAAATCTGAGTCCAAATCTTCTGAACTCTACATCTCCGCCTTCATAATCATCATTTAGATAATAAGTCAGAGAAATTCTGCGAGTAAGTCTTGGAGAATCATCAATGTGATCAATAAACTTTTGTCCAAGACCATATCTTAATAGTTGTGGATCTTGATACTCTTCAATGCCTGCACCGTAAAGATTTCTATATTCGTTTAGACATGGCATCATATGACTACGAAATGATCTTGTTAGGTCTCCCAAAATATCAGGAGTATCTTGCAGCACAATAATATCTGTGTCTCTTGCTGAAGTTTTTACTCCAGATGTTTTATCATCTATGCCAACTTCTGCTGGTCTCCATTGTATATCTTGACGAGCAATTTCTTTTATGAAGTCCATAGAATCTGGAAATATATTGTCAAATACGACTATTCCTGGTGCTAACTCTTTCATTTCTACCACTTTCCAATTGGACATGCTGCTGCTTCTAATTTAGTTTTAAGAGCCATAGCACATCCACATTTTTTGCATTGAGTAGTGGCCTTAAAGTAAAATGGACATTCTTTGCATATTTCCATTCTATTTTCTGTTATTTTAGGGTCATCTACCAATTTACTATGATCCAAAAGATGCCAAGGTCTTGTTTCACCTTGTGCTTTCTTCCACTCTTCCCATTTAGACATTTGGCCCCGTTTGTCTCTTACTTCTTTATTAGATTTTCTCCATCCCAGGTATCTCCAACTTTAGGATTTAACTCATCTGGGATGTTTACTATTGTTGTTTCACCATCAAAGATTGCTTCGCATTGTAGGTGTTGCTTGCTATTTGCTACTGTAATAACTCCATAAATTACCATATTGTCGCATAGATATCCATAGTAGTGTATTGCAGTCCAATCTGCTTCTGGTCTTACTGATGATCTTTCTCCACCAGTAAACTTTGTCCCGTCAAAAATTGCACCAGGCATACCAGAGTGCTCATAAGGAGTAAGAACCATTGAAGTAATTGGAAGACCACTTTCCATAGCCTTTGCAAGTCGTTCTTGTCTTGACTTTAAATTAGGGTAGTCTTTTTCATTTCCATAAGTAGCAAAGTTCCAAATATCCCAAGTTCCTTCGCTATTTTTTACTACGCAAGCGTACATATTGCTCCTTCTATTAGTATCATTGTATCAGATTCCATGTTAAGCACCACAGAATCCACAACTTCCAAATACTCCATCGCAACCTACATATGGAGATGCTTCTTCACAGAGACCTGTGTAAGGTGGGAATGGAGGTGGAGGTGTTACAGGAGGTGTTACTGGCGGAGTTACAGGAGGTGTAACTGGCGGAGTAACTGGTGGCGTGACAGGAGGAGTTACAGGAGGCGTAACTGGTGGTGTCACTGGTGGTGTCACTGGTGGTGTAACAGGAGGCGTTACAGGTGGAGTGACTGGAATTGGAGGAGTAACAGGTGGAGTAACAGGTGGGGTTACTGGAGGTGTTACAGGTGGTGTTACAGGTGGTGTGACAGGTGGTGTGACAGGTGGTGTTACTGGAGGAGTCACTGGAGGAGTCACTGGAGGAGTGACTGGTGGAGTAACGGGAGGAGTAACGGGAGGTGTTACAGGAGGTGGAGGTGGTGGTGGTACAAGTCTAAGATGCACACCTATTCCACTTGGAAAACGCTGTAATGGACTCACTTTTACTCCTTATTAGTTATTAAGCAAACTTACTTTGTGAGGCAATAGCAGTAAATGTGGCAGCCCCTGTTTTTCTAATTGTGTAAACATAAACATCTGTTGAATTGATATTTCCTGAAGAAGGTGCCGTTCCACCTAACCACTTAGGAACTACTGCAGACCCATCAACACTAAATGCAGTTGGGTAGTAAGCAGTTGCACCATTTGGTGTTTCAAATACTACAGAAATCTGTGATCCTACTGCCATCAATGAATCAAGGGTTGTTGAACCATCTCCACGAACATTTAGTGTCCAGTTACCTGAAGCATTAGTAGTACGAATATTTACAGCAGAAGTAAGAACATCAATATTGATTGCTCCTGTGGCTGCTGTTCCAGAAATTGTTACTGTTTCTTCTGGTGATGTTAGTGTTGCACCAGTTGAAATGGCTATTGTTGGTACAGGTCCAGATGGATTAGTAATGGTAATACCTGCTCCTGCTGTTAAACCTGTCACATCGCCAGTACCAAATGACTGCCATGCTGAGCCATCATAATAGACTGTTGTGTTAGTATCAGCAAGATAAGCAAACATACCTTCTTGACGAATACCTGCTGTAAGGGCAGCATCTCTGGCTGCAGCATCAGCGAAGTACATGATTGACTGATTCTGTAGGTAGTACTGTACCTGTGCTGCTGTTAATACATCGCCTGTTGTAAAGGTCTTGTAACCAGCGTTTGGACTGCCTGTAGGCATGTTATTCTCCTTCTTAGTAAGTTAATGCATTGTTATTAGGTGGATCTGTTAATCCAAGTATACCTTGAGTTGCGGAATCAAGAATAAATGCTTGGATAATTGGTTCTGCTGTATAGACTCTGATATTCCATTGCCCTGGACTAATATCGTGATTAACTCCTTGAACGAATAACTCACGAATAACACTACTGCCTCCAGGCATGGACTTTTCAATATTGATTAATGAATAGATATCTAAAGATAAATTCTGCAAGGTATTTAATTCATCAATGTCAGAATTTAAGTTCAAACTCATAGAATCAATTCTTAATGTAGCATCCTTACGAGCAGCAACAAGAGTCTGTGCTTGATCTAAAGCCTCAGCATCTGTTGTAACCAATAGGTTTGTTCTTTGACCTGACTTATAGGAATATAAATCAATACTTGGTTGACTTGTTACAATTTGAGGCACTGGAGCAGGAATTGTTCCTTCAGGAGCATATCTTGTAATAGACACATCGTTTAGAATAAGTTGATCATCAAATGCAAAGTCAACATTAGAATAAGGATATATTGTTGGTCCTGTCGTCATGTCTGAATATTGCAATGGAGGAACATCTGCCAATAAACTTACGCTTGTACGATCAATAAATCTTGCTTTGCCTTGTCTGGTCATAACAAATGCACCAAACTCTGATTGCTCAACTGTCTGAATAGCAGCCAAGATAGATCTATTTCCACCTGGATCTGGTTGCATAATAGAGTCACCAACATCTAATTCCATCATAGATGTAGGGAATCCACCAAAAGAAAGTAGATTTTCTACTCTTACTCCAGATGGTTGTAGGGTTGTACAGCCTGGAACTGGAGGTATTTCAGTAGAAACATTTGTTAGCAAACGGAATCCGTCAACACATTGTAGTGTAACAGTAGCATCTTCATTTGTACCAATATAAAAACTTGTATCAAAAGAAGTAATGTATCCTGAAAATATTGGAACTTGAACTGATTGTGAGCCTAATTGTGTCGTTCCATATATTCTTATTTTACGAAGAGGTAGCAATTTGCCATAGTAAGGTGATGATGTATTCTGTGGATTGAACCATGAATCAGGATCATTTAATGTTACCGTCGCAGTTCCAGCCTCAAACTGGGAAAGAATACGGTTACGACCTCTACGAGTAGATACTCTTCTAACCTTATCAGTAATATCAACAAGGTCTAATGGGCCATCTGCAAGAATATTAACATCCAACTTACCAAAATTAGGGTTATCTAAAATAAATGGATAACCAAAAGATGGTCCACTTGAGAAGTCAATTTCTACACCTACAACTGGTAACGCCATGTTAGATAGCCTCTAATGTTATTGAGTTACCGTTGTACTGTGCCGTTAAGAGTCCATTTCTGATAGTTGTAACTAAGTCTTGCTCTGCAGTTACAGATCCAGCAACATTTACAGTCACATTCACTGCTCCACCAGAGTTAGAAGGTGTTCCTGTACCAGCCATAACACCTGACATTGCTCTAAATCTTGCTCTTTCTGCTGCGTCATATGCTGCATCTGAGATTGAGTTATTTGCTGATGCTGCTGCATCTGCTGCTTCCTTAGCCTTAAATGCTGCAAGTGATGAAGCAATTCTTACTTGATCTTCTGCTGCCTTTAGTTGACTTGCAATAGATAGTGCACCAATTGCTCCAGACTCTTGTGATGCAAGGGCACTTGGAGTAACTCCTGCTGCTGCTAACGCTGCCTTTGTTGAGTCACCTGTTGCCTTAGCAACTGCATACGCTATTGCAGAGGCTGCAGATGCTGCTGAGGATGCTGCTGACGCTGCTGAATCTGTCTTAGACCCACCAAGTCCATCATTCTTTGGAGGAATTGTTATAACTGGAGGAGTTGTTGTAGTTGGTGGAGTTATTGTTGTTGTTCCCTTGCCTAATAGGTCAAGGTACTTCTGTAAGGCTGCAGCAGCGTTTAGCCATGCAATTTCTGCTGCCTTAGCAGGATCAATGAGGGTACCTGAGTAAGAAACTGGAGAACCAATCTTCTTGATATAAGCAACAACCTCATCAATAGATAGTTTCCACTTGTCTTGTAGTTTTACTACTTCTGAGTCATCTAACTTACCATCATTTACGACCTGGACAAAATCAGCATATTTTCTGACTTCCTCTTCAGTCATTGTCCAACTCTTCATTAACTTCTTGATTTCATCATCACTCAAGAAGCCATCATTTATGTAGTTGTAGAACTCAAGATATTTCTTTGCTTGCTCTTCTGTGCTGCCCCAGGTCTTAGCAAGATTAGTTATTTCATCAGCACTAATCTTTCCATCAGATACTGCCTGGAATTGAATTAGGTATGCCTTAACTGCTTCAACTGGCATCTTCCAACCAGCAGCAAGTGCTTTAATTTCATCATCAGTAATCTTTTGATCACCAAGAACACGAAGAATATCAACATATCTTTCAGATAAGTCATTGACAAGTTTTTGATATTCAATTCTATCTTTAAGTGCCTTAAGTCTCTTTAACTCTTCAGAGTTATCCTTTTGCTTAATTAATAATAATTCTGCTGCTCTAAAGTTAATTGCTTCTTGTTCTGCAGACTCAAGAGTGCTTGTTGGAACAACTCCACCAACCTTAGCCTTACCCTTTCCAGGTACCTGCTGCATTTTCTTAAGTCTTGCTAATACGGCAGTTCTCTTTGCTTCTGCAGCAGCCTGACGCTGTTCTGCAGCCAACTGAATTGCCTTCATCTTTGCAAGTTCTGCAAGACGAGCCTTTTCTTCCTTAGAAACACTTTCTATTGCTGAACGCTCTGCTCTGTACTTATTAACAGCATCGTCCATTGACTGGTTCATCTTGTCATGAGCCTCAAACATGTTAGACAGTTTTTGGGCTGATTCACTTAATGTCTTGGTTTCATTACCAGAAACCTTCTTCATGATCCAATCAAGTGTCTTAAATGCTGCAATGAGTATAAGAATCTGCTTAAAGTATTTCTTGGCAAATGCAAGGGCACCAACAAAGGTAGCCTTAAGTCTTAGTAAGGCAGCGTTTGCTAATGTTGCTGCAGTACCTGTTCCTTTAAGAGCAGCGTTTAACTTATAAGTTTCAACAGTAGTCTTTGGAGTAATAATAAGATGTTGTTTAAATGTTGAAATTACTGAAACTAAGGCAGCATTAAACTTTCTCTGAATCTTATTTCCTTGTAAGGTAACATCATTTGATTCTCTAATTATTTGAGCAAGACCTGTTGCTGCTGGAGCCAACTTATCAGTTGCAGTTTTGTTTGCTTTTGCAAATAATGTGTAGGCCTTAAGAGCACCACCAGCAAAAGCGATAGCCTTACCAGCACCATAAAGTGCTGCACCTAACTGAATATATCCTGCTACGCCAAGTGGTAAAACCTGGTTAATGGCTCTTAGAACATCAAAGATTGTTGATAAAGCCTTGGCAAACTCTTTTATATTTGAAACGGCAGAGTCTAATGATCTCTTGATACCATTTTGATTAAGTTCAAGCCAATACTCAAGTTCTGGAATAACATCTGAGACTAAATAATTAACAAAATCTGTAAGAGCAGGAATTAAGGCATAACCTAATTTTTCCTTTAGTTTTTCAACAGATACAGATAGCCTTCCAAATGGATCTTTTTCTGCTAATGCGGCTGCTGCTCCTCCATATGTCTTATCAACATAGAGTAATGCAGCACCTAAATCTTTATTCTTAACGATGCTTGCGTCTAACGCAGGGAACATCTTTTTCAGAGCAGTAAAATTACCCTGAGTTGCTTTTACAATGGCTCCTGTTACAGCCTCTAATTCTATTCCAGAACCTGCTGCAGCATCAATGGCAACGCTTTGTAGAAGCATAGCATCAGTTGAACTACCAGTGGCTACAACTAATCTGTTAAAACTTGGAATTAACTGATCTCCCTGAATATTAGTCAGTAATTCAGTTTTATCAATATATTCGTTTACAGCAGCAATTTGAGCATCTGTAGCACCAACTGTATTCTTCAATGTGTTGGTAAGAAGAATTTGCTCTCTAATATCGTCTTGAGCAGCCTTTACAGCATCTTTACCCAGTTTAATTGCAAATGCAGCAGACGCTGCTGTAGCGACAGCAAAAGCCTGTGTTGCTCTTCTGGAAAAGTTATCAATATTTGCTTGCAGTTTCTTTAGATCTCTTGCTGCCTCTTTACTACCTTTAGCGGAGTACTGGGAGATAATTCTTGCGTAAATAGATCCTTGTGCCATGAACTATCCCTTCTCCATATTTAAATGCTTTTGTAGTTTTGCTTTAGCCTCATCTAAGGCCTGAGAGACATTTCTTAGAATTCTATCTTTATGAATGTCTACTGCCTTCCATACTAAACGAGAGGCATCTCCTTGTTTTCTTTCCAAGTTACTTACAAATGTGCCAGACTTATTGATTCTTCCCGCAATTTCATAAATAACACCTGCAGCAGATCTATTCTTTAGTCCACCTGCAGAAGTGGTGTAGTCTCCTCTGACCTTACCTTCAGCCTTGGATGCTGAGATGCCTGCTTTGATAACAC